AAAGTGAGTTTCCTAGAAAACTACGAAGATGTAGCTGCACGAATCCAGCGATTCTGGGCTACACACAAAGATGGCAAGATCCACACATCAATTATGGACATTAACCTTGAAAAGGGCTACGTCTTAGTCGAATGCCGTGTCTATCGTCATTATGACGACCAGGAGCCAGCCGGCATTGATTACGCCTTCGGCAACGTGAACACCTACAACGTCCAGATGAAGAAATGGTTTGTTGAGGACACAGTCACATCAGCGATTGGCCGTTGCGTCGGTCTGGTACTTGGAGCCGATAAGCGGCCAACAGTGCAGAATATGCAACAGGTAGAGCGCATTGATCCAAAGATTGTGCAGGATTCTGCCGTTGCCTATGACTACTGGAGCACAAAACATGGCGATGTGCCATCGTTTAAGACACGCGAAGAGGCAGAAGAGGCCGGCATTCCGACGCTCGGAATAGCTATGGAGACTATCAAGGAGAATCTAGGCGGAGTTCAGGTAGCTGCTGCGCCATTGTGTTCTCATGGCCACATGATCTGGCGAGAAGGCACATCAGCTAAGACGAATAAAGGCTGGGGCGGTTATATGTGCTCAGAGAAGGTCAAGGCGAGGCAGTGTGCGCCAGCCTGGTACATGCTCGGATCTGATGGACAGTGGAGGCCACAGGTATGAGTGCAGTATCAGAGATTATTAACATTGACACGATGATTGGCCGGACTCTTATTGATGGCAAGGTTGTCGCAGAATACAAAGTCGAAAACTGCGACAACTGCCAGAAGATTCGCACATTAGATCAAGGCGGTTATCAACGCAACGTCGGAGGAGAGCCGATTCTCTGGTTCTGTATTGAATGCAGAAAATGACTATTAGTGCGGCTGATGAATGGGCAATTCACAAACGAGCCGTTGATGTGGTGTTCTCATACAGTGGCCAACTTGGAACAACGATTCGCTACAACTCCAAGCTAAACAATCACGAACAAGTGACGGAATATGCCGAAAGTCTAGGAGCTGAAATGATTGTGGCCAGATACTTCGGCCTTGATTATGACATCAACCTATCGAATGGCAAGCGAGGAGCTGATGTCGGTCAAGGGCTAGAAGTGCGCTGGACGTCTTATGTCGGCGGCAATTTGATTGTCTATCCGAATGATCGTGAGACTGACATCGCCGTTTTAGTCGTTGGCAAGTCGCCGGTTTATCATATTGCTGGCTGGTTGCCGGTTGCGTTCGCCAGGCGCAAGCGGTTTAAGAATCCGCGTCAGGATTCCTGGTGGGTCGATCAGGCCAATCTGAATCCGATTGAAACATTGGTCAGGAGCGAATATGCCACTGCTGCGATTTGATTGCTCAATATGTAAGAAGCTTTATGGTGATGGGCGCAGGGAGCATCTAATTACTAAGGGAGCAGAGCTAACAGAGCACGAATGGTTCGCTCAATGCTCTGGTTGCGGGGCATTCTCGGTCAAGCTAATCGATGATTCGCTGGTGGCTGGCCTTGAATAGTTATCCACAGGTTTATCCACAGGCACATGTGGACAATGCGACACACCGGACTCAATCCTTGACAGATTGTCAGGATCCATCGCTATACTTGAAAGATAATATCTTGAAAATAAAGATAAATAAAAAGATAATAAAAATAAAGATAAAAAATAATAAAAACTTATTAGCTATTCCTATGTCAATTCTGATCTTGACAGTATCAACAACAGTCGAAGCTAAAGCAGCAACAAAGACTGATTCTCTTAAGCTTTATGCACATTCAAGGATTATTAACTATGAGCAGTTTAACTGCTTTCATTCGTTAATTACTAAGGAGAGCAACTGGAGAATCGATGCACGTAATGGATCTCATTACGGCTTAGGCCAAATGAAGAATGCTAAATACGGACGACTTGATGGCTTCTCGATGGTGGACTGGAGCATTCGCTATATCAAGGAACGCTACGGATCTATGTGCAACGCATGGAGATTCTTCAAAGCTAATGGATACCACTGATGCCAGCTAAGTCAGCAAGAGCTAATGGAGGCACAAGAGCCTGGTCTAAAATACGTGAACGGATACTGATTAGAGACGGCTACGTGTGCCAGTACTGCGGGAATGATGCCAACACAGTCGATCACGTGATTCCAATCAGCAAGGGAGGCGACGACACACCGGACAACCTTTTAAGTGCGTGTTCAAAGTGCAATTATTCGAAAGGCAATCGAATGAGCCCGTTTTTTGGTGTAGCAAGGACACCTCTGACTCTTCCTTTTCCGTTTTCACCGACACAAGAGAGCACTAGCCATGACTAAGGCCACAACAGGGCAGAATCGGGCGTTGCAGGTCGTTACAGACTTGAACAGGGTCGAACAGGGAATCAGTACCGAACCTAAACGTTTAATCGGCTCAGGAACGCCTAGAATCTCTTCACGCTTGAACGATTTGCCGTCTAAGGGCTTGGAAATCATTGACTTTGCGTCGCAGATAGGCGTGGAGCTAATGCCGTGGCAGAAGTTTGTCTTTGAGCACGCGCTCAAGGTCAAGCCGGACGGACGCTGGCACGCGCCTCTGGTCGTGGTCGTTGCAGCTCGACAGAATGGCAAGTCTACGATTATGGAGATGTCGATTCTGGCTCGCCTTTTCCTGTGGCAAGAATCGCTCCAGCTTGGTTCGGCTCACGTTCTGACTACATCGCTAGAGACATTCCGGCACGTGGTTAGCATTATCGAAAGCAACGAAGCACTGGCGAAGCAAGTCAAGAAGATTCGCTGGGCTCACGGATCCGAGGAGATTGAATTGATGTCCGGTGCGCGATACGTAGTCAAGGCGGCGAACGCGGCAGCTCGTGGATTTGCTAAACCTGAAACAGTTTATATGGACGAAACGCGTCAGCTCAAAGACACCGAAGCCTGGTCAGCTATGAGATATACGATGATGGCCGCTAAAAATCCGCAACTCTGGACGTTCTCGAATGCTGGAGATCAACATTCTTTGATTCTCAATCAGTTACGCGAGCGCGGTATGGCATCGGCTGCTGGTGGTAACGATGATATTGCCTATTTCGAATGGTCGGCATTCTCGGACAAGATTGAAGATGAAAAGAATTGGGTCGCGAGTAATCCGGCGCTTGGACACACAATCCACGAAGATAATATCCGCGCCGTTCTCAATGATCCGCCAGATGTAGTCCAGACGGAGGTGTTGTGCCGATGGGTCAATACAATCTCCGGCGCGATTCCTGTAAAGGAATGGGAAGAGTGTGGATCTGATGAGATTCATCTCGACGTTGAGAAAATGACGTGGTTCGGCCTTGATTTATCGCCGGATCGTAGAGATGGAGCTTTAGTAGCTGCTCAAAAGAATGCGGACGATACTTTCAACATCAAGCTTCTGCATACTTGGCACAATCCGATTTCCTTAGACGATAAAGCTATTGCCAATGACATCGCTCCCTATGCAAGAAAATATCCGCTTGAATATGTGGCTTTTAGCAAGAGAACAAGCTCTGCCGTAGCTGCGCGACTTGCTCCGGCTGGCATTCCGGTCATTGACATCGATGGCGCACTTTATGGCCAGAGCTGCGATGAATTGCTTGGTGCGATTACGTCAAAGAGATTGATCCACGGGAAACAGGCAGAATTATCCAAGCAGATACTATCGGCCGTAAGACTGCCAATGGGCGACGGAGGCTGGATTATAGGAAGAAGAGCGTCAAGTGTCGCGGTCTGCGCAGCCGTTGCCAGTGCGCTCGCCACACACTTTGCGACACGCCCAGAGATGGAGATAGACATTCTGGTCGGATAGATGTATAGCAGACCTTTAGACTTATCCACATGGGTCTATTCTCTCGGACAGTAACGACGGCGGCTCCGGCTGCAACCTCTGACATTGAAGCATCTCTGGCTCCAGTAAATGTCACTAGCTCTCTCTACAATATCTACGGCGTCGCCGGCATTACTGCATCGCGCGTTGAATTTATGAGCGTACCAACGTGTGCCAGAGCGCGAAACATTATTTCAAGTTCTGTGGCATCAATTCCGCTCCGCGTTCGCACAAAGGCAGATGGCGCACGTGTCGAGTCACCGCCGAAAGTTATTAACCAGCCAGATCCACGCGTTCCAGGCTTTGCAACTTATGCCTGGCTTGCTGAAGATTTATTGTTATACGGATATGGCTACATGCGTATCTTGGAAATCTATGCAGACACATATCGCATTCGCAGTGCAGAACGCATTGATCCAACTCGCGTCACAATTAAAACTAATGCGCAAGGAACAGAAATCGATTATTACTGCGTAGATTCAATTCCAGTTCCATACGAAGGCGTCGGAAGCCTTGCAGTCTTTTACGGAGTAGATGAGGGCATTCTTAATCGCGCTGGTCGCACAATTAAAGCTGGTGCAGAATTAGAACGCGCTGCGACAATGTACGCACGCGAGCCAGTGCCAACAATGGTCTTAAAATCTAACGGCACTGCACTTCCAGCAGATCGGATCGCAAAGCTTCTAGAATCTTGGGGGCAATCACGTCGCAATCGTTCAACTGCATTTTTGAACGCTGATGTGGAATTGCAGACACTTGGATTTGACCCAGAGAAGCTGCAACTTAATCAAGCCAGATCTTACGTTGCGACAGAATTAGCCAGAGTTACGGGAATTCCGGCGTATTACGTAGATGCAGAATCCGGATCTAGCATGACTTATTCAAACGCAACTTTGGCGCGTCAATCTTTGCTGGACTTCTCTTTGCGTCCAATTATGACTGCCATTGAAGAGCGTCTCTCAATGACTGGAATGGCTAATGATTTCGTGCCAGCATCACAGGAAGTCAAGTTCGATCTAGATGATTACTTGCGCGGATCAGCAAAAGAACGCGCAGACGTTTACAAGATTCTTTACGACATCGGAGCTCTTACTTCCGATGAAATCCGACTAGAAGAGGAAATGATCCGATGAAAGAAACAAAGCCAACTCCAATCAATCTTGACTTCTCAATCAAAGTCACGGCCACCGACTTTCCAAAGCGCGAAATCTCTGGACGCATTGTCACCTGGAATGAAGAAGGCTCTACATCAGCCGGATCAACTATGTTCAAGCCTGGCTCAATTACTTTTAGTGATACAACAAAATTGCTACTTGAGCATCGACGTGAATCTCCAATCGGATTTCTTAAGAGCTACAAAGTCACCGATGACGGTATCGATGCGACGTTCGCTATCGGCAACACAACGGCCGGCAACGATAGTCTGGTCGAGGCCAGTTCTGGATTACGCGACGGATTTAGTGTCGGCGTTCTAGCTGAAAAGTATAAGAACGTCGATGGCGTTCTAGTTATTAGCGCAAGCGCGCTCAAAGAAGTCTCACTT